GACTGACTAAAATTTATGCCTAAACAATAAATCCCTCAGGTTTTTACATTGACCCGTTTACGGGCATCAGAACGAATTGTGTAAAATAGAACGGCGGCAAAAATGTTGTTGCGGTTTGTTTATCAGCGAGTTAAACGAAAACGGGGTTTCATGGAAACGCAAAACGAAATGTGACATTGCTTTACAAACGCTTTACGTCTAAACGGCCTAAACGCGGGCTTTAAATGCGTTTTTGTTACATCACCCTATAAATATCACCTAAACGGGGCTGGAATAGGCTGTAAAGGCTTATTTCGGCCTTTTTTTATGCTTGTTTAAGCGTTTAGAAATCTGTTTAAGTACCCATTTAGACGGGAAAAACAAGCGGTTTCAGAATCTCTTCCTTAAATGTTAAAAAAGGGGTTGGGCATACCTTTGGGCATACTAGTTGGGCATACCATTTTTTATTTATTTTATGCGCAAAATAAAAAGTTGGGCATACCTTTTTAACTGGTTTTAAGTCGTGTATTTGGTAGGAGATTGCCTTTTGTGTGTGATATTAGTGCGCTTTAATCTGTATTTTGATATAGATAGTATTATATATTTTCTCATTGATTATGTTGTAAAATTAATGTAAGTTGCTGATTTATAGTGTTTATTTTAATGATAATACGTATTTTTACGGTGAAAACGTGTGTGTGCGTGTGGAAATGATGCAGAATAGCATAATAAGGATAGTGCGGAAGAGCTCCCGGGTAAGCTGCTTCAGATTCCGGTTCGAGTCCGGGTTCTGCCCCAATACTTTGTGATTTTGCGTTTTTATAGGTATTAGATTTAAGGTGAACGCTCCCGGTAAGAGTCTGGGAGCGTTTATATGAAAAACAATAATTGGATTAATTGTGCTATTCTTTTTTTATAATCAATAAGCTGAATAAGCTCATTTTCATAGATAGGATTTATTTTATAGAAATCTAAATCATATATGAATTGTTTCAGTTCGTTTTCTTTATTTTTATCTTCCAATATAGTTGCATATATTTTGTCTTTATTCCACGATTTACGAACTAATATATCTAATTTATTTGCTAATTCTATAAGATCATTCTTGGTTAAACTAAGCAAGCATTGATTATCCATATTCTTTATGATTAATTCATCTTTTATAAATCTATCCCATGTATCATTTTCATCGATACCCATTTCTTTTGTTTTATAATAAGGAGAAGGGGATAATAAATTGCATTCTATACAGTCATGTAATAGGAAATATCTTTCCGCTGTTCCATACAATATAAGTTTACTTTTTAGATTCTCACTTACTGGTGATATGAATACTTGATTTGGGATATTATCGAAAAGAGGTATATCTTTGTAATAATCAGAAATACTACGTTCCTCTTCAATAACAAGATTAGCTCTTTGTACAAGAGGACTTATATTAATTACATTAAAATCATATATACTTAATGAATAGGTTATTCTATTAGCCAAAGAGTCATCTCCGAATGCATTAAAACGACCTCTGGATAAGTTAAAATAAGGAAGTAAATCGATAAATGTAATCAATATCTCATCGCGACAGTCATCTGTAATCTGTAGAAACTTAGAAAAATCAATGGATATGATTCTTTGTATTCTTTCTTGGTCTTTCATGTATTCTTGCTTAAGGTTCAATAATACGAAATCAGAACCTATGCACTTAAATTCCTTATCAACATAAGATAGAAACTCTTTGTATTGAGATATGCTATGGGGTGACTCTATTATATCATAAATTTCATATGAACGTTTTCCTCTATAATATTTTTTCAGCCTCTCTATAAACAAATCCTGCGCATAGTTTGATATAGAATATCTTTCGGTATCATATTTCCATCCATGCAGTAAGCAAAAATATTGATATATAGACTCATAATCTTTTTCTTTTAATCGTTCTTTCAGAAATATAGTATTGTCCTTTGAGGGAATAGGAGTTTCGTACTCTTTTCTTAATAGGGGATTATTTTCCTTCCCAATAGTCTCCGTTTGTTGTAATAGTGAGCATATCGCTTGTGTATTAATTAATGTGGTCGGTGTGTGCTCTTTTTTATTGCCAAAAGAATTATATACTAAGTTTTTTGCAGATTCTTTTTCATAATTGAAACGCTCCATCAATACGTTAACACACATTTCTTGTATGTCTAAATTCAAATTTACAGAGTTAGAGTTCTCTTCTGTATAATCGTAAGAAGAGATATTAGATAGGGAATCAATTTTATGTATATAGGTTGATATTCCTTTCTCTTGCAATTCCTGCTTTGCAAGACATATTATATCATTAATCAATTTAATTCTTTTTTCCTTAGCATCATTTGTTTTTAGAATAGAAATTTGATTCTTCAAAATATTAATATGTTTCGATGTTATATCTACAATTAGATTAGAATATAATTCCATGAAAGAAATATTCAGGTTTAATAAGCGGCGTTGAAGTATACTCAGGCTTTTCTTATGAATTGTTTGATAACGATTAGAAGCAATAGAAGTAGTCTGCTCATAAGCTACATGGTTTTGGTTCTTTAAGTTATTCAATTCATTATAATCATGTAGCAATACTGAATAATAACCTATAATATTTTTTATGTCGGAAAATGATTCTGCTTTATTGATATGTTCTAAAATGTTTTTTATTTCTGTTGCCTTTTTCTGAGCATATTTGTTTGAATAAGCCTGATTGCTAAACCATCCTGCGCATAGCCCTATAGCAATAAAAACAAAAATAATTGCGTATACAATAAATGTTCCCATTAATCTGCTAATTATTTAACTACATCTATAATGTTACAGCTATGGTTTCTACGAACCTCTCCCAATACAAGGAATAGCCGACGGATAGAACTTCGCGGTATTTCGAAAGGCTCATGTATCAGATGGCCTTTCATAGGACCTGACTCCCATTGATCCTGATTTACCGAACAAGCCATCAGATAAGCAGGGTCATCGGCACGTTGTAAACGCTTGATTACTCTGATTTCGTCCGTTTCTACCACATAATCTTCCCCATACATAATAATTCGCTGGTCGTTTATCTGGCGAAGTGCGACTATGCTTCCCGATTTGTACTCAGGCGACATGCTGTCACCTTGTACGCGCATAGCTGCAGTGGCATCCTGAAACCAGTCTCCGGTATCAATCATTTCAGATGGAGTTGATACGGCGGCCATATCTGCATCGTACTGACGGCCACCAATGGTTGTTACATCAAAAAGTGGAATCAGATGACGTTTCTTTTCTGGAACTGGTAATGAATGCGAGGGTTCTTCACTGCGGAGCATGTTGCCTTCGCCAGTGAGGAGCCAATCAAAATTTATTATTGCAGAATATCCTGCAATTGTAAACCTTTGGAAGAAATCATAGCTTGGCGCAGACTTCTTTTTCTGTATGTCATAAATAGTCTGAGCTCTTTGATATCCTAATTTAGTAGCAAAACTATTAGCCGTTTCACCTAAATATGCAATTACTTTTGTTATTCTTGCAGAAATTTCTGCAAGTTTTTCTTCTTTTTCTTTGTTCATATCAGAATATTCTGTAAGTTTGCAAGGTATTCCAATAGGAACACGCCCTAAAGATACAAAATAAAGACTATAAAACAATAGAATTATGGCAGAAACAAGAAAACTCATTAAAGCAAGCGGTGAACTTCAGGAGGAAATCGCCGCAAAACTGAAAGTAACAACCCGTTCTGTTCGTTCGGCTTTGGCATACGATACCAATAGCCCTACAGCAAGACTTATTCGTTCGTATGCCTTGAATCATGGAGCAAAGCTCTATGAGCTGAAGGAAATGGAAAATCCGTATGCGGAAGTTATTAACCTTTAAAAACAATCTGTATGAATCTTACAAAGTACTCCTCTAAGAACATCGAATCACAGCTTGAACATGTATGCGAACTGATAGACTTAGTGAAAGGTGATAGAGGATTTCGCGAGGCTGTTCAAGACGAAGAGTTTTGTATGCTAATAAAGATGCAGGCGCAACTGTTCGAAGAAATTAAGAAAAGAGAAAAATATCAACCAACTGCATAAGTGATGAATCATTGCCATTCCGGTTCGAGAGAATAGGGATGGCTCCTAACTCAAAACCATAGAATCATGAAACGAATCAATACTACTACACGCTATCTGCTGCTGATACTGGCAGCAGCCATACTTAACCGACTGACAGATGGAACAATGAACTTGATTATAACCGTTACCCTTTGCCTGGCACTTATACCTGCAGCAATACGTTTGGACAGAGAGGATAAGAGAGCACAGAAAAAGGAATGAATCACACACGGCTTGCAGAACTTAGTCAGGTGGCTGCCGTCCGGGTTCAAGTCCCGGAGCCGGACTACAATCTTAACGAATTAATCATGGAAATGTACGGAAACACATTATGCGTCAGCTTTACGGAGCTTGTTCGTGGTGGCATTATCAGTAAGCCCACTTACGACAAGTATGTACGTGAAGGCAAGCTTACCCTCCTCCAGCGGGGAGGTAACGGACGCGAGGCCCTGATTGCCTACCGCTCCATGCCGGAACGGCTCCGTACAGCATACGATGACACATTCAAGAATGCATACGAGGAAATGAAACAGCGTGAGCAGGAAAAGTACATCAACACACAGATTCGGTTCGATGCCGAAGCGGTACGGTTCTTCAAGGAATTTGAGCCGCGTATCGAACCTTCCAGACAGCTGGAATACATCCTGAACGCCCAGGTGATGAACGAAATGGTGCGTACGGAGAAGGCACGCAGTGTGGAACATGCCAAAGGAGGTTTTGCCCGTCGTGCGGAAACATGGAGCAGCGTGCAGATCTGCTGTGAGCGTCTCCGCGAAATTACAGGACACACACTGCCGAAAAATCCGGCCCGTCTGCGAGAGAAGTTCAACGCTTACAAGCGTGAGGGATACGTGGTGCTGGTTAGCGGTAACCTGGGAAACAGTGCCGCACGCCGCATCGGAAAAGCTGAAGGTGCTCTTCTGCTGAAGCTTCGCCGAAGCAAGTTCCCTGTCTACACCGATATGCAGCTCTTTGAGGAATACAACCGTCAGGCGGTGCTTCGCGGACTGAAAACCATCAAGAGTCCTACTACGATGCACAGTTACTTGAACGATCCGGCGGTAATGGTTTGGTGGTTTTCTGCTGTTCACGGCGAAAGGGAATTCAAGAACAAGTATATGCCAACCTTCGATACGGTAATGCCGTCCATGCCGAACTCGCTGTGGTATTCAGACGGTACGAAGATAAACCTTTACTACCGTTCGTACGATGACAGGCAGAAGCGATGGGTGGCACGAACCACCGATGTGTACGAGGTGATGGATGCCTGCACGGAACTGTTCCTCGGCTACTTTATCGGCGACGGCGAAAACTTCTACAACCAGTACATGGCGTACCGGATGGCACTGCAGACATGGAAGGTGAAGCCTTATGAGATAGTGACCGATAACCAGGGAGGACACAAGAAGCTGGCTTCGCAGGGATTCTTCAAGAAACTCTGCCATCTTCACAAAACCACGATGCCGCACAACGGCCAGTCCAAATCCATAGAGTCCGCTTTCGGACGATTCCAGCAGCAGGTACTTCACAAGCTTTACAACTTCACCGGTCAGAACATTACGGCAAAGAAGCTTTCAAGCCGTGTGAACATTGACCTGATAATGGCGAACATTGACCAGCTTCCCACGCTGGAGGAACTGAAAAAGCAATATGCCGACTGCCGCGAAGAATGGAACTCGATGCAGCATCCTACCAGCCCCACCGGCATGACACGCAGGGAAATGTACACCGCGATAGAGAATCCGCAGGCACAGCCGCTTGATGACTATGAGGCACACGAAATCTTCATGCTGTTCTCTCAGGCTCCGGTTCAATACACCAAGGAAGGTTTCATCTTCCGCATGAACAAGCAGGAATACAGCTACATGGTGTATGGCGATGACGGACTGGTAGATATGAACTTCCACCTGCAGAACGTGGGCCGTCAGTTCCTCTACCGCTACGATCCGGAAGACATGACCCGCATTGAACTCTGGGCGGTGACTGACACGGGTGCCAAGTATGCGGCCATCGCCACACCGAAAGTCACTATCCACCGTGCCACTCAGGAACGCACCGAAGAGGAAAACGCTTATCTGTTTGCACAACTGGATGCCAACCGCCGCACACGTGCAGCCATGCACATCGCCCAGGAGGAACTATTCATGGAAGAAGCCATGGGCGAAGCATACACAAAGCTTCGTTTGCCGCGTCCGGTGGCTGTGAGCGAAAAGCAGCTTGACGGATACCGCGAAGAAATGAAGCGTGGCACACTGGAAGCTCCGGTACCGATGCCCGAAACGGATATTCCGGAAGAGCCTGTACTGGCAGATGAACCGCTGACCTTCGCATCATCGGGAGACTGGACAAAGAAAGTATCGAACATTACGTTCGATGAACTGGACTGTTTGAACAAATGGTAAAACGACAATTAACAAACAATTAAATACCTATTAAAACAATGAAAGGATTAACAACAGAAATGAAAGAACAGGTGCGTAGCGCACTGATTGCCTACCGCTCAAATTACCCTACGTTGAACCGTGCCGCAGAAAGCTTGCAGGGCGTAAGTTCGGCCACCGTGAGCCAGCTCTGCAACGGAAAGTATGAACTGATCAGCGACGAAATGTTTGTACGTATTGCCACGCAGATTGGCTTTGCATTTGATTCCTGGACACTGCACGAAGGGAAGACATTCAAGGAAATCACTTTTACGCTGAGCGACGCACAGGCTTACAAGAACGTGACATGGATTGTGGGTGATGCCGGATGCGGAAAGACCACAGCGGCCATCGAATACCGCCGCACGCACCGAAACGTGTTCTACATCCTCTGTTCGGAAGATATGCGACGCTCAGACTTCGTTCGTGAGATAGCCAAGCAGGTAGGTGCACCTACTGACACAACCAACCTCCGCGATATGCTGGAGAACGCCATCAGCATGATTTCTTTCCTGGGAAACCCGCTGCTGGTGTTCGATGAAGGCGACAAGCTTACTGACAGTGTGTTCAACTACTTTATCAGCATCTACAACCGACTGGAAGGTCATGCAGGTATCGTGTTCCTTAGTACGGACTACATCAAGCGCAGAATGGATGCCGGATTGCGGTACAACAAAAAAGGATACAAGGAAATAAACAGCCGCATCGGACGCCGTTTCTTCGATGTGTCTCCCACGGAAGAGAATGACATCTACGCCATCTGTCAGGCCAACAACCTGACCGACCGTGCCGATATAGAAGAGGTACTGAAGGATGCCAAGCGAAGCGACAACGACCTTCGCCGCGTGAAACGATGCATCCACCGTCAGAAACGTATCATTGAAGCCAAAAGAGTGAATAATGAAAAATTAAAAATGAAAAACGGAGGAGATACGGATGAATAAGGAAGACAATACACCGCCCCCACAGAAAAAGAAGTTCACTTTCGACCGCAATGCGAAGGGGGTTCGTGAACTTCTGTCCATGAAGTTTGACGTGATGCAGTTTGACGGTCCCTGGTATGATGCTTTCGGCACTCCTGAACGCCGGGGTGTATGGCTCATCTGGGGAAACTCCGGAAGCGGAAAGACCAGTTTTGCCCTCCAGCTCTGCAAGTATTTGTGTCGTTTTGGGCGCGTGGCCTACGACAGCATGGAGGAAGGTGCATGCCGCACCATGCAGGATGCCATCCGGCGTACAGGCATGATGGACGTAAACAAGAAGTTCCTGCTGATTGACAACGAGAATATGGATGAACTCAGCATCCGCCTCCGGAGACAGAAAAGCCCCGACATCGTGGTAATCGACTCCTTCCAGTACACCCGCATGACTTACCGCCAGTACATCGACTTCAAGGAGCGGCACAAACGGAAGCTGCTCATCTTCATCAGCCATGCCGAAGGCCAGTTGCCAAACGGACGCGCAGCCAAAGGAGTGATGTACGATGCCTCGCTGAAAATATACGTGGAAGGCTTCAGGGCATTTTCGAAAGGACGCTTTATCGGTCCAGTAGGATATTACGACATCGTGCCGGAGAAAGCCCGGCAATATCACGGAGAAGAATGAAAAAAAATGAAGAATGAGGAATGAAGAATTAAGAATGAAGAAATGAATAATGAAAAATCAAGGATTAGCAATGAAAGACCGACCCATTACACCTCAGCAGGTGAAGGCACTGCAAGCCCAATTCCATAAGATGGGTTTTTCCGATGAAGACCGACACGGATTTATCAGTCAGTTCACTTCTGGTCGCACCGACAGCACTGCCGGACTGACGAAGGAAGAAGCAGGGTTGTTGCTTACCCGATTCAACCGTGAGGAAGCCGACCGACTACGCAAACAGGCACGTGCCCTGGTGAAACAGATATTTTCCCTGTCGTTCCGTATTTCCTGCCTTAACAAGAACTATACGAACGACACGGAAGCAGACTTTGAAATGAATAAAGCAAAAATAAACCAGTTCTGCCGTACACGCAGCAAGTTCCGCAAGAACCTTACTGAAATGTCACTGGAAGAGCTGAAGGAAGTAAAAAGACAATTTGAGGCAATGGCCAGAAAGGAGGAATGATATGAGAAAGCAATCAGAAATAAACCGTGCCATCGAGCACTTGAAGGCTTGCAACGATAATGTGAGCCGAATACAGTTGGAAGTGCTGGAAACGAAACGCAGCGAATCATGGGTATTCAATCGGTATGTGCGCGACGTTCCGGAAGACGAACGCAACGAAACTCTTTTCTATGCCGCACGCGATGCAGCCCAGTTCCTTGCAGGAAAGATTGGTATCAGTTCCATCTGTCCGGATCTGGAAGACGAACCCGAAGAAGAGGAAGAGCAGGAGGAAACAATTACACTGAGCCTTTCGGAGTACAAAAAGCTGCTTCTTCGCCTGGATAGAGTGGAACGCAGATTAGGACTGAGAGTGGGCGATGTGGCTCCGGCACCGCGTAAAGACATATCAGAAGCCCCCGATGAACTCATAGGTCAGGCAGATGCGTGCCGCATGATTGGGTGCGCAAAGACCACCATCAAGCAATGGGCCAACAAAGGACTCATTACCCGCTATCAGAAAGGATACAACGTGTACTACAGCAGACGTGAGTTGCTCGGAAGCTCTGTTGTGAAAGATTATAAAGACAGCAAGAAAAAAGATTAAGCCATGGAACATACAATCGAACAAATCCAGAATGACATTATGAACCGCATGCAGCAGTTTGATTTCGGCGACCGTGTAACGATACTCCGTGAACTGGAAAACTTCTGCGGACAGCAGGCAGACGAAGCCATGAAAATGGAATATGACATGGCGGCAATGGAAGACGAATTAACCGACAATTAATAATCATTTAAACAATCATTAAAACTGAATTAATTATGGCAAAAAGAACCAAGAAAACAGTAATCAGCGGAGTAAGCCGCGAACAGTACGAACAGGCATTTGCCGAGTTTGCAATGGCCGACGCAAAGGCCCAGTCATTGACCGCAAAGATGGACCAGGAAATGACAAAGATCCGTGAGAAGTACGCCGACCAGCTGGCAGAACTGAACGAAACGAAAGACCGTACATTCGAAGTGATGCAGACCTACGCCACCGAAAACAAGGATACGCTGTTCAGCAAAAAGAAAAGTCTGGAATCGGCACACGGTATCATCGGATTCCGAACCGGTAACCCGAAACTGAAGAATCGGAAAGGCTTCACCTGGGCAGCTGTGACGAACCTTTGCAAAGAGTTTCTTCCGCAGTACATCCGCACCACGGAGGAACTGGCAAAAGACAAGCTGCTTGCCGACCGTGACGTACCGGAAGTTGCAGAACAGTTTGCCAATATTGGTGTAGAGGTGGTGCAGGACGAATCTTTCTACGTAGAACCAAAGAAGGAAAGCGATGCGGTCCAGACGGCCTAAATACACGTATGAACGCCGTGGTCCTCTTTGGATTGTGTATCGCAATGAATACACCCACTCCACATGTGAAGGCACTCCCATAGCGGAGTGTCATTCACCGGAGGAAGCGAAGGATATGGTTTATAAACTTAATGGATGGAAGAAAAATGGGAAAGTACAGAATTGAAAGAAAATTTATCAAGAAACCTATTCCAAAATATGCATTGGAAGTATCTGGATACTATCACAATAGATTTCCTATTAAATCTCTTACGAAAGAGGAGGCAAAGGAAGAAATGGACATCATCGAAAGATACTTGAACAATTTTGTGTACATAGTTCGAAATTCGAAAAATATTCTTGGTGTAACCCATAAGATAGAACGCACAGATAACCGCATTACGGTATACACGCTCTACGATACACCTATAATCACATTCTGGATTGAGGAGGAAAAGGAAGATGAATAAGTTATTCTGTTGTAAATGTGGAAAAGAGATTAATCCGGATTCAGGATATTACAACGCACCATCCGGACCTCATTGCATATCCTGTTGGACAGGAAAAGATATAAATGATAGGATAAAAGAGTATGGGAAAGGAATATATGTGATTAAAACTGGAGCTGGAGACTACTTGAAAAAAGGATACCCAAAACTGTCATCTGATTTTTCGTATGAATTATGCTTTGTGAAAGATATTAAAAACGCAAGAAAATTCAGTGGTTTTATAGAAGCTTACAATTTCCAGAAATTGACTCCTTTTTTGGAGAAATGCGAAATCATTAAATTGGAATAGCCATGGCAGAACTAACCTTTAATTCACCCATTCGGCGCGACAAGTGGCCGCGCTGGATGATCAAGCTTCACGAATATCTTAAAAAGATATATGAAATACCTGTAGACGATGTAGAACCAGACGATTACGACCGGCTCAAACGGATAATATTTGAAAAGATTGTCGCACTGGGAAATGATAAACTTATTATGGAAGATACGAACATATTAATCTATACCGTCAAAGGAGAGAACGGTTTTGGAGTTGTAGTCGAACGAAACAGCAAAAAAGTAATTACCTATTACCTGGAATAATGAACAATCGCACACAAATTATCCTGTTCACCACATTTTCCATTATCATCGGGCCGCTGATTATTTTGGGATTCATCCTGAAACTTGCAGGAAGAATGCTCGATATACTTGGCTGGCTGTGCTGGATGGAACCACGCATGGCGAGGAAAGGATGGGATGAACTCGTACATAAAATCAAAGAATCATGGAGCACAAATTAGGAGAAACGTTTGAATTTGAAGGTAATACCCTCGAAGTTTCTGAAGTAGAAGACATAGAACGTCCATGTGTAGGATGTTTCTTCTTTGGAGAAGGACATCACTGCTATTTTGGAGGAATTGAATCTTGCATGGACGAAGACAGAGAAGACCACACTAACGTAATATTTAAACAATCAACAAAAACAGAAGAATTATGATGCACAACTGGTTTACATGCAAAATCCGTTACGAAAAGACAATGGAAAACGGAATGAACAAGAAAGTAACAGAACCCTATCTGGTAGACGCTCTCAGCTTTACCGAAGCAGAATCGCGTATTATCGAAGAAATTACACCTTTTATCAGTGGTGAGTTCGAGGTGTCTGGAGTTGCAAAAGCTAATTACAATGAATTGTTTCCAAGTGAAGAAGAGTCTGCCGACCGCTGGTTCAAATGTAAACTCTGGTTTATCACACTGGATGAAAAGAGTGGAGCAGAAAAACGTACTGCATTCAACGTACTTGTGCAAGCTTCCGACCTTCGCGATGCCATCAAGAAGCTGGACGAAGGAATGAAAGGCACTTTGGCCGATTACGTGATAGCTTCCGTATCCGAAACCGCCATCATGGACGTGTATCCATACGAAGCAGACCCCGATGTGAAACCTGAATTTAATGATGCAGACAGAAGATGAAAACAGAAAAGACCTATATCCATCGCCGCGTATGCCTCTGCCGACAGTGCGGAGGAACCGGAACAGTGACCGTGTATGCAGAGAAAGATGTGCGCAGGGAATATCCCCAGCAGAAAGTGTGTCCGCAATGCCAGGGCAGCGGACGCATCTGGCTCAGCGGAACAGTAATCAAGCAGATTGAACCCTATGCAGAACCAGAACCTTAATCTGTTCAAGCCTCGCAGGGTGGCAGCAAAAGTCCATTACAGCGCAATCAATCAGTTTATGTTTGTATGGATCAAGCACAGCCGCCCATGCGACCTGAAGGTGCAGCGTTCAAGGCAGAACCCCGAATACCTGGGCATCTGCTTCGATGTGGAAAACAACGACACAATCGACATGATGTGTGATTTAAAAACAAGTCTGAAAATTGAGATTATTGATTTATGAAAGTAGAAGATATTAAGCAAGAAGCTCAAAATAGGTGTGATAAAAGGTTTTCGTACTTGCATAATAGTGCTTTTTTTGATGGTTTTGTTGCTGGTGCAGAATGGCGAATCAATTCAGTATGGCACGATGTAAAAGAAGAACCTAAATATGACGAATATTTCCTCTATGAAAACGTTGTGCATGCTTATCATGTCGATGGTATATACCCTTCCGAAGATGAACCTTTTGTATGGGATGATTATGTTAAAGACATGGGTCTTTTAAGATGGGTATACATTAAAGACTTAATACCTAATACAAAGGAATAGTTATGAGCGAAAAAGAACAAATAATGGATTTTATCGACCAGGTTCTTTCAGACTTCACCAATGAAGGAGCGATGGATGTTTTGGAAGATGTGAAGAGTGAGATAGACATTAGAATCGAATCATGCGAAGAAGGTACATACACAGTAACAAGTGAATGATATGGGAAATCTCAAAGTCTATTATGGCTGGTCAAGAATTGGAAATGTCCGTAAAAAACGTGCTTTGTCTGTCATGTTTGAGAATGATGCACAGGGCTGCAGAAGCGAACGAGGACAAAGATGTCTGAGAACTATGCAAGATACAGTATTCGAACGATACCAGACAAAAGATGAAGAGCAGGACGGTAAGCAACAGAACCGAATATTTACGGAATACAGCTTATTCTTTGATGAGAAGCCTATAAATGGAAGTCTTGAACGATGCTTGCTGGTTAACAGCGAAGCGGACAAGAACCATATATCCAAGACTATGCGTGAAAGTATTTCCGAAGCTCTACGGAATGCCTTTATGCTCAATAATCCAGGTTATAAAGAGCCGAGAAGCCAACTTGAATTGAACTTTGAATGAAATACCTGGGCATCTGCTTCGATGTGGAAAACAACGACACAATCGACATGATGTGTGATTTAAAAACAAGTCTGAAAATTGAGATTATTGATTTATGACGATATACAATAGGAAATGACAGAAGAAAAAGAAAAATTATTTTTTAGATATGTCTCACATATTTATCTTACAGATAAAAGTTATGAGAGTATAGGGAAAAGTATTAAGGCTGTAAAGTTATTCCTGGAAAGTGATTGTCAGACAAGCCGTAAAGGTTATAAAGAATATATAAGGAGGAATGCAGCTGAATTATCCGATAAGCCTTACATAAAAGATTCTTTATGTGAGTTTCTTAATTATCTCGGAATTGGATATTCTCGTTCACAAAAGGAAAAGGTAGTTAAACCTCTTGAGAAGTTAAGTATAATTTCGGAAAAGAATATGAAGCTTCTGAATGAATTTGTGTATTACCTTACACAGGATGAAGATTACTCTCCACATACTCTGGAAATATATTCATTTTCAATCAAAAAATATTTTGAATATGCTAATGAGGTATCTGTTGACAATTACAAAAGGTTTGTAAAAATGATGGAAAAAGAAGGTTTTTCACCTCAAACAATACGACTTCGAATTACTGCACTCGAAAGGTTTAGCAAATGGATAAAAAAACCTATAGAGCTAAAGAGACCAAAATTTAATCGAAAACTTAATACGGAAAATGTACCGACAGAATCTGATTATAAAAAGCTTCTTGATTATTTATATACTCGTACGAACAAAGATCATTATTTTTTCATTAAGATACTTGCTACAACAGGAGCAAGGGTAAGCGAGTTCTTTCAGTTAAAGTGGGAAGATATACTTAATGGGGAGGTAACACTTAAAGGGAAGGGTAATAAGTATCGTCGATTTTTCTTTAGTAAGCAGTTGCAAACTGAGGTAAAGAGTTATGTGAAAGAACAGAACAAGACAGGATATGTTGCCGTAGGAAAATTCGGAAGACTTACGCAGCGTGGTTTATGTCAGTCGATGAAAGACTGGGGTGATAAATGTGGTATAGATAAATGCAAGATGCATCCTCACGCTTTCCGTCATTTCTTTGCGAAAATGTATCTTAAAAAGAATAATGATGTGGTACAGCTTGCAGAAATACTCGGTCATGGAAGTATTGATACAACAAGAATTTATTTACAAAAGAGTTATGACGAACAAAAAAGAGAATTTAATCGCTCAGTTACGTGGTAGTGTAGCTCAGCTGAAAGATATAACAACTGCTGTAGACGGCATTGATATATATACTGAAACAGGACATGTAGATACAGATTTCCTTATGGATGCACTTATTTGCGTCAATGAATTTATGACAGCGAGTAACCTTGTAGTAAATACAATATCTTCGCTACTTGCTCCTAATGTAGTTGAAGAAAAAGAGAAAAAGGATGATTCTGGCAGTAAATGGAGTGTTGAGGATATTCTTAAACATTGTACTCTCGAGGATAATGTGTTGAAGTTACCTCGGGTGCAATTCAACAAAAAATCCTATGCTGAAGCTAAGAAATGGATTGAAGAAGCTGGTGGAAGCTGGCAAGGAGGTAAGGTGCAGGGATTCACGTTTCCATTCAATGCCGATCGTGTATTCTCTATTCTTCATGAAGGAAAGCGGTGCAATTTACAGCAGGACTTCCAGTTTTTTGCAACACCTCCAGAAGTAGCAGACTGGCTTGTTATGTTGGCCGGTGGCGTGCATGAAGATGAAAAGATTCTGGAACCCAGTGCTGGTACTGGTGCTATCATAGATGCGATTCATCGAAGTTGTCCGCATGTAATTGTAGATTGCTATGAACTGATGCCGGAGAATAAGGAGATTCTATCGAAAAAGGATAATATATGTATTCTTGGAGATGACTTCACGAAGTGTGATGTTGCACAATATGATAAGATTATAGCAAATCCACCATTTAGTAAAAATCAGGACATTCGGCATGTAAGGCGTATGTATGAGTGCTTAAATCCCGGCGGTGTCCTGGCTGCAATAACTGGTCCTCACTGGGAATTTGGAAGTGAATCTGAGTGTAAGGATTTTAGACAATGGCTGGAGGATAATGGAGGGAAGAAATTCGAGATTGAAGAAGGTGCTTTCAAGGAAAGCGGAACTGGAACTAAAACTATAGCAATAGTAATATATAAGTGATATGAACGCAAACGATCAAGAAAAATTATGTAAAAACGGATATGTCATTCTCAGAAGAATTGATACTCCATTTCCTCATATAAAGTACAAGAGTAAGTCGAACCCAAAGTCATGGAAAAAATACGACGGTGATTACTCAAGTAAATCTTATCGTGATAAGATAATGAGAGAGTTGCTTCAAAATGATAATTACATTGAAGACTAACAAAAAATCCCCGACACCGCAACCGGATGCCGGGGATTTTCATTTTTAATTATTCATTATTAATTAATTTAGGGTTCCCCCAGGTAATGACATATCGCCTCGTGTTGCAGCGGAGTTAGTGTGCGCTGTCCCTTCTGGTAATGCAGTTCCTCCAGCCGCTTCTGTAGCTCCGTGTTCAGCAGTATCCAGCGGCGAAGCTGGGTAACGGCACTGCGGGCAGAAGAGCGGGGAAAGTATCGCAGTGCAAGGTCAGTAAGATAAATAGCGTGCATAATGTTTGTGCTTGAGCGTAAAGATAATAAAAATATCAGAGAAACAAACTACCCCGTAGTAACAATGCGTTTACTACGGGGTAATTAATCAGTTACTAAGTAGTAATGATGGGTTTACTACGTAGTAGTCAAGGAAGCGGTTCTTCTTTGTCTTCCTGCAAACTCTTGACCTTGTGGAAGCTCAGATTAGCGATGTTAAGCTGTCCTTTCAGTCCGATGCCAGGTCTGAACTGGAGAGTCACCTTCTTAATCATTGCAGAACTGAAGGTGTCTTCCGTAGCGGTTCCTGTGCTGCGAAGCTGCGCCTGAAAGCTTCCCAGGTTTTCAAGCTTCACGATTTGTCCGGCTGCGATGTGCAGGTTAATACGCTTCACCAGGGCACGGATTACGTTCAGCACGTCACCGTCGGTCAGTGTGGTGGCATACGCTATTTCTTCAGACAGTTCGTTGATACCAACTGAGCCGGAAGCCTGTGCCTTGGCATAATACTTGTACTCTCCGCTTTCACGGTCCTGCGGATTGAGCATCTTTGCAACGCTGTAATTGATCGCCATAATAGTTTTGTTTTAAAGGGTTGATAATGTGGTTTGCTTGTCATGACAGTGCAAAACTACGGCAGGAAAATGAGGATGCGTTGAGCAAGTTGTAACACAGTGTGAAAAGATGCATGAATATGCTGATTTGTGTGTGTTTTTTTCGTATTTTTGCGGAAAGTCAGTAGGGTAATATGGTCAGGAAAAGTCGTCAGAAAATAGTGGGAATGAGCTATGCCTTCCGCGTGCAGGATATTGTGCGGATTTACGATGAGCATGCACGCAGCGGACTTTCCAACCGGGAGATTCTACGCCGCTATATCTGGCCGAAATACCGTATCTGCGAAAAGACTTTCTATAACATTATCAACGCCAGTGCCGATCCGCGCGTGACGGAACGCATCGCCCAGGCAGAGCGGCAGCTGACGCTTTTCGGTTAACAGGTCTGTGTGGCCTGGCAGGTGAAATCGCTGATGTCTTCCACCAGTTCTTCGTGGTTGTGGTTGGTGCTGCTTCCCGTGCGGCGGGTCATACAGACAGATTCATTTCGGACAGAGAGGAAGAAATTGAACAGGTGCGCATCAATCTTATCCAGCAAATCAAAGCGTGCCAGCGATTCTTCCTGAAACATGCTTCCGTCCCTTGCGCTTCCTTTCCATTTGGTGACCACATGCAGCCGGAACGGAACATCGGCCTGCTGGGTGGTTCCTCCTAATGTGCGCCACTGCACGGGTCGGAATTCGATGAACACAGCCGGAGTGTCGAACGGATCTTCCTGTTCGATGAATTCTACTTGCTCGTTCCACAGGTCAATGTGCTGGATAAGCGGCTGTCCGCTTTCGTCCTTCAGTTCTTTCAGTGCTTCGGTCAGGCCGAGATAAAGCATACGTCTCATAGTGCGTCAAAGTTTTTAGCGTTATTGTAAAAGATTTCTTTCAGCAGTTTTTCCAGGTCGGGATGGTTCCCGATGAACTGGCGTTTTGGTATGGTGATTTTACTTCCGGCCTTTTTCATGGCCATGGCACGGTAGAACTCCGCTTCGGCGGTAAGCGCACGGTTCCGCTTGTTGTTGCGCGGTGCGCCGTTTTTCTTCCGTTGCAGGTTGTTACTGAATCCGTCGGCAGCCTTTCCTCCGGTTACGGTCTGATAGCGGTACCAGAAGTATTTCTTCATCTTGCGGGTTACGGTGATAATGCCGCCTTCGTTGTGTATCCGGGCATACGGCTCAGTCGTTTCTATTACCACACTGTCACGGTCGGTTACCCGCCCCGTGATGCTACGGCGCAGGTTTCCGGTGCGGATGAGCAGTCCCCGGCTCTTGTCGTCGTTAAATTTGCGGCGTGCCCACTTCTCATTGAAGAAGGCTTCGCGCTCAAAGTTCCGGTCAAACTCATCCAAAGCTTCTGTCCGTATGTCTTTCAGTGTCTCCCTTACCAGCAGGTTGATACGCCGCTGGAGGTCACGGGTTACCTGGTTTGATTTTTCAGCCATTAAGCATTGTTTTTTTATGAATTAATCGTATATTTGCAAAAGAGAGAGTGACTCGAGGTACTGGGTTGGATTGCAGATCCTTCACTAAAGGCTTCAGTCGCTCTCTTTTCTTTTTTTCAGCTTCTCCACGATGGAATAAAACTGGCATCTTCCGTCCACCAGTTCCCGGATTACGGCAAATGAATCTTCATCGGCTATGCGGATGCGCAGGTAATGATATTTCATGACCATGGGATTCCCCTTTTCATCCGGACGTTCCAAAACGTGTTCGGCATCTTTCAGCAGATTAATCAGATTATAGACTGCTTCATTCTTTGCCATTACAAATTTGTGAGGCTGGTTCAATGCTTCCTTGATACCGTTTGAGGTAAATTCCACAGGGTTTTGTATTCCCTGCACAAGCACGGTTTTACCGACCAGATTCTCTTTAGCCCACTGTCGGGCAGCTTTACGCTGTTCCTGCAACCGCTCTTTTCCGGCACGTATTTCCTGTAGCAGCCTGCATGCCCGGCACACCTCATTGTCCGGAATGTCGGCGGCCAGCTTCATCTTGTCGGGGCGATAGTCGCATCCGTTACATTTGCGCAGGGTGTAGCCGTTGTATGCCGGGAAGGTGGTCATCCGCTTGCCGGGATTGAACATAAACATTTCCTGATACTTTCCGGCGGTAGCCTGACTGCCCAGGTTCATGGCTTCCTGCTCATCGCTCACCGGGTATTTGTCCTTGAGTACCTGCACTACCGTACAGCGGCAGTTCCATCCGTTGGGCGGGAAATATTTATCCCAGAACGGGCTTTCGATGGGCAGGGTGATGTTATGCAGCATCCGGTGGGTACGTCGTACCCGCTTGTCGCCCACGGTGCGGTATTGGAGGTAGTAACGGTCGCCGTCCTGTTCGAACTGCTTCCATCGTGCGGCCATCAGTGCGGATGCCTGGGAAAAGTTGTATTCTGTTCGCAGATACTGCACGTTGTAGGCATCATATACCTTTTGAACATCATTTAAGAACTGATTAAACGGCTTGCGGTTTCCTTCCTCATCCAGCAGGGAGGGGAAAGCCTCGTTCAGTTCATGGAAGGTCTTGATACCGCTGAACACGTAGTTCGATTCCTTCAGGCGTTGCACCGATATGTCATCCAGAGGTACTTCTTTCAGGGCGGTATCTACCGCTCCGTCCAGCACGTCGGAATGGGTGCGGATGAAACGCTGCACCTCTTCGGCGGTCAGGCTTTCGGGCGAGATTTCCGCCTGCTGGTAGAGCCATCCCATGAGCAGCATCCATCCGGCTTCCAGGGTGGGGAACTCCACTTCGTCTTCCGTTTCGTTTTCTTCCTCAGCCGCCAGTTTCAGTATTTCGGCGTACCGCTGATGCAGCCCCTTATAATCGTCGGGGCTTAGTCGAAAAAAGGGTGTTCTCCTTCCGGTAATGCCAGTTTCTGCTCTTCCTTTCCTGATTTTTGTTGTGCCGTTTTCTTCGCATCCGGAACCGCTATGGAGGAAGTGTCTTTCTTCCGCTTCAGCGGAATGTTGTATTTGTCGACAAAGTATTTCGGCTCTACTTCGTAATGCTCCAGCAGCAGACGCTCGTAGGCCACCTGCTGTTCGGGGGTATAGTCCACCGATTCATCCCATGCGAAGCGGAATCCCTTCAGCGGAAATCCGTGACGTATCATGCGGGGGATGAGCTGCCAGTTCACTAAATCACGGATGAGGTCGGCATCTTTCTGAATCAGGTTTTCCAGCATCTTGCGGTGCACTTCGCTCTGCGAAAGGCTGGCCCCGTCTTCCATGGTCATGGTCACGGTGAGGATTCCTTTCGATAGTTCCGAGTTGCAGCGGTCTATGCGCTTGTCGTACACATTGAACGCATCGGCACGGGTGCTTTCCTTCAGGTCGACGGTAGTACCTTCGGGGAACAGTCCGTAGGAGGCTGCTCCCATATCTCGCAACATCCGCTCAATGCGGTCGTATTCCTTCTGGTCGCGGCTGGTGGTGGTAGCCACACGGAGCGGCATGCCGAAGATTTCGCCGAACATGTCCCAGAACGAGCACATGTTCTTTTTCGGGATGGTCTGCTGGGCGCATTTCAGATACAGGCCCAGATTATGCGTACCGCCTGCCTCGATGCACCAGTCGGTCATTTCGCTGTTCCGGTAGTCATAACCCACCTGCCAGGTGTCATTCTCGTGGGTGATGATGACACCGTATTCAGGAATGACGTGTGTACGCGGAATCAGGCTGACCCGGTTGTAGGCCATCCGTCCGTCCACTTCCACCACGTCGCCCAGTTCAATGAGTGAGTGGCCGTAGTAATTGCTTTCCAGCGCCAGCCGCAGGAATTCCTTGAACCAGGGAGCTTCCAGCAGTTCCGTCAGTTCCGGATTCTCCACGCCCTTCGCGTCGCAGAGCTTGAAACTCTTGTTCAGCACGAATCCCATTCGCTGCTGCACGCATCCGGTCAGGTGCAGGTCGGCATCCACATCGGTATAGAGGTTCAGCAGGCGTGTACGGTTTGGGTTGTCCACGTTGATGGCCATCTGCCATGCACGCCGCCAGTCGGCCAGGTCGCGCCGTGTCAGTGCTTCGGTAAGCAGCTGGAGCTTGACGCTCATTTCCTTGATGCGCCGTCTTTCGGCGGCATTCATCCGGTTGAGATATTCTATTTTCGGTTTCTTTGCCATAATCGTTACCAGATATAGTTGTTACGTTTGGCGGAACCGTAGCGTATGCCGGCACCGGTCTGTTCTCCTTCCTCGCCCGTGGGTTGCAGCTCGGGCAGGTTCATGACCGCCTTTCCCGCCTGCACTTTCTCCAGGTAGGCGATGGCGTTTTCAAACTGTTCCTTCCGGATTTCATATCCCATCTTCTGCGGCAGGCTGAGCACCATGAAGTAGAGTGCCAGGTCGGCCACCAGCCCCACGAGGTCAATGTTTCTATCTTCTCCCTCGGCGGTGAAGGCCGTCTGCATGTCATAGCGTCCGTCCAGGTAGCTGGCTATCCGGTCCATGGCACGGCGTTCGGCCAGCAGGCGGTTGTCGTCCGTGGCCTGCTGGATGATTCTCAGCGCATCGGCACTGACCTGTATGTAGTCTTGTTCGGTGATAAACATAATTACCATGAGTTTTTAGGAGGTCGCCGCACGCCCAGTCGGGGAGTGAACGAAGCCTCACGGGTTTGTTTCTGTAATTTATAAATTGCCCCCTCACTGGCATCGGGGAAGTCATCGTGTGCCCGGCTGCCCTGTTCGAAAGCCAGCGTCTGGTCGATTCCGGCCCGCATGTCGGGGTCTTCTTTCAGTTTTTCGTTATAAAAGAAGTAGCCACGTTCCCATAGTGGGCTAATAGCCTCCACACGGGCGAACTTGTCGGGTTTCTTCCGCTTGTCGGGCATGATGGGAAGCTGGTAGTCCCGTGCGTCGCCTTCGCGCTGGAATTCGTCGAGGATGGTGTCCTGCATGAAGTTGGCTTCCATATAGATGCTGACCGCCGCGTCTTCAGGCAGTGATTCGTAGACATCGTAGAGCCAGCGCACCATTTCGCCCACGCTGCACTGACGACAGAAGGCACGCAGCAGATGCAGTTCCCGGTGTGAGGCGGTTTTCAATCCGCGCCTGGGACGGCCTATCATGGCGGCAGCCTTGTAGTCGTTCTTTCCGGAGGATTTCCACGAAGGGTCGATGTAGAGCACAATCTGCTCGTAATATTTAAGTTTCAGCATCCGTCTCCAGCGTATCCATCGTTCCTGGAACACGGCTCCCTCGGTGATGGGGTTGTTCATATATTCCTTCTGGAACGAGCGGTAACCCATGAACTGCTCGCGGTCGCGCAGCTTTTCGATGGTGTAGAACTCCGGCCAGGCAGGATTCCCGTTGCGGTCGATGGCATTCACTTCGATGGTCTTCACGGTCGGCGTGTCAATGATTTTCTGCAGCACGGAGTTTTTTGCAATCAGGTTACCTACCATGATGAAACGCCCGTCCTTTCCGCCGAAGCAGCCGAACAGAGCTTCTTTTATCCAGTTGGTCATCTCGCGTACACGTGCCTCACTCCGGCACATTTCATCATCGTCCAAGTCATCCACCACGATGTAGTCCGGACGCATCTCCCGGAAACGCAGACCACGGGGCGACTGGCCACGGCCTCTGGAGAAAAAGGCGCACTGGTCGCGTGTGACGAACTCGCCTTCCTGCCACATGCCGCTGTTGTATTGTTCGCCAAAGTCCCGGATGAGGTACTGGTTGTATTGCAGTTCTGCCTGCAAGTCTCCCAGCAGACCGTCGGCACTGTCTTCACTCTTGCCCACCAGTACCATGACATGCAGTTCGCTCCGGAACTTCAGCCAGAGCGGGATGCCGATGTCAAGGTGTACCGACTTGGCATGACCGCGCGGCCACTTGCAGACCAGTCGCAGTTCCGGATGGGAGGCGATGTAGCGTGCCGCCTCGTTGTGGAATCTGGCATTCGGACACTGGCAATAATGTGACAGGTACCGCTGGCAGAAACAGTCGTAGTCCTTCAGAGCACGGGCGATGTTCCGCTTGCGTTCCGCTTCTGTCTCCACCCGTTCCTGTGAGGTCATCCGTTCTACCCGTTTGCAGTGCTCCTGCCATCGTTTCAGGGCTTCTTTCTTTTCCTGTTCCGTCATGCTTAGCCTCCTTTCTGGGCGAAGAGTTCATTCAGGTAATCGTTGTGCAGCTGGTTTACGAGTTGGAACAGTTCGTTGGTCAGCTGGGGATACTTGTCACGGTTTGCCGCCAGCCAGTTCTCAAAGTCAATCATCGTGTCGATACGGTCTACCACGCTGGCCTTCTTCTCCAGCTTCTCGATGGCGGTGGCCGTCTTGATAAGCTTGTCGCCCAGGCTGGCCAGCATATCCTCATTTCCCGGTTCGTTCGCCTTGTCGAGCAGGGAGTTGATGGAAGACAGCAGCTTGTTCACCAGTTCCGGACGGGTAATGCTGCGTGCCGCCTTCATCTCTTTCCAGCCCAGGGTGTTTATCCACCGGCTGAGCGTCTGACGGCTCACTTCCACTTTCTGAAGAATCTCTTCCTGTGAAAGTCCGCTCATGTAGAGCACCCGTGCCAGCTCCTGTTTTGTGTCGTTTTTAGCCATGTTTTACCTTGTATTTAATATTCGTTTACGACAAAGTTCATCCATTTTCGTGCATCCACGAAAAAGAGGTGCAACCGTTACAGAGAACAGTGCATCATTTACATACTTCTTTGCAACCGTTACACACTTTTTTGCCCGGACGGGAAAGGCAGAGTAAGTTTGCGTCAAACGAACGGAAAAATGGCAAAACGAATCAGAATATCGAACGAAACGCTGAACTGCTACGGCACGTGGATCCGTACCGAAGGCATCGACCTGACGCAGTTTAACCGGAATCCCGTACTGCTCTGGATGCACCAGCGGGGCGTGGTAATAGGAATGATAAAGGATATACGCGTAGCGGATGGAGAAGTGACCGGCGAACCCTGGTTTGATGAGGTACGCGAAGAATCGCGTCTGGCAAAGCAGCAATGGGAAAAGGGCACGCTACGTATGGGTTCGCCCAACTTCGAGATACTGGAAACAAGCGAAGATGCTGCCTTGCTGAAACCCGGACAAACCCGTCCTACCGTGACCCGCTGCAAGCTGATGGAATACAGCATGGTGGACATCGGCGGAAACGACGACAACATCCGGCTCTTATACGAGGGGCGGGAAATCAGGCTGGATGCAGGAGGCGGATGCGACCTGCCGCTGTTGAAGGAAAGCTTTAATGAAAACCAAACATTACAGACAATGAACGAACAACTGAAAACCATCGCCCTGATGCTGGGGCTGGCGGACACCGCCACACTGCAGGAAGTGCAGAAACAGATTAACGTATTGCTCGGCTACCAGGCGGCCAACACATCCCTTCGTACCGAGAAAGAAAAACTGGAAAAGGAACTTGACACCTTACGACTGGCAGGTATCACGTCGCTGGTGGAGGAAGCCGTGACTGCCGGAAAGATTGAATCCGGGAAGAAAGCTCACTTTATCGAGCTGGGAAAGAAAGTCGGCCAGGAAAGCCTGAAACTGACCTTAGAAGCCATGCACGGCACTGTAAAGCCGTCGATGGTATTGAACCGCGATACCTTGCCGACGGCAACCGGCGACTGGAAAAAACTGAGCGAAGTTCCGGCAGAGGAACTGAAACTGATGCGAAAGAACGACCCGCAGCAGTACCGCAAACTGTACAAGGCAGAATACGGTGTGGAATGTCCGGAACTTAACTGATTGTTGAACACAAATTAAAACACGAAAATGAGAAAAGAAATCGTAAAATTCGTAACCGGCACACTGGTGAATGTGCTGATGAGTATCGTTATCCTGGCTTGCCTTGGAATTCCGAATGCAGGATTCTGGGGGCTGATTGTAGGAGTGGTGCTTCCTATTGCACTGGGTAAATTCCTTCCGAAAGGTGCGGCACTGGAAGGTGTCTATACAGAAGTCTGGACGGGCGAGCTGGTGAAACAGCTTCGCGGAGGAATGACTGCCTCGTGGCTGGACGGAGTATCTGATTATTCGGCTGCGGTAAACAATGAAGTGGTGCATCTGGTGGATGTGGGCGGAGACCCGGACGTACTTATCAATAATACGACGTATCCCATTGCCGCACAGGAACTGGAGGACGGGGATATTGCATTGGGCCTTGACAAGTTCCAAACCAAAAAGACTTCGGTATCGGACGACCAGCTCTTTGCCATCTCCTACGATAAGATGGGCAGTGTGATTGAGCGTCACGGTGATGCCATTACCATCGCAAAATTCAAGAAAGCGGCCCATGCGCTGGCTCCGAACAGCAACACGGCGAAAACACCGGTAGTGCCTACTTCCGGTGAAGATGACAACGGACGCAAGAAATGTACCCGCAAAGACATCATCGCGCTGAAACGCAAGCTGGATGCCTTGCATGTTCCCACCGCAGGCCGCCGGCTGGTGCTCTGTTCGGATCATGTGAACGACTTGCTGGAAGACGACCAGAAGTTCCGCGACCAGTATTACAACTACACAACCGGAAAGATTGCCAACATGTATGGCTTCGAAGTATATGAATTTGATAACTGTCCGTACTTTACCAAGGAAGGAACCAAGGTTCCGTTCAAGAACTCACCTTCGGGCACTGATTATCAGGCATCCTTCTGCTTCTACACCAAGCGGGTGTTCCGTGCACAGGGAAGCACCAAGATGTATTACCGCGACGCACAGACCAACCCGGACTACCAGCAGAACGAAGTGAACTTCCGTCACTACTACATCGTACTTCCGAAGAAGATGGAGGCCCTCGGGGCCATTTACAGTTATGACGGTTCTACCGCACAGACTTCCGACCAGGAAGTAGAAGCGGACAAGAACTGGGCTGAGACCAGACGCGAAGCGGAAGCTTCCAAAATGGCCATGACGATGTCTAACGGTCTGGAAGAAAAGTTGCAGGAAGACCCGGCAGCCGGTGAGGAACTTGAAGCATAAGGAGGACTGAATTATGAAGAATCAACCACGCGGAATAAGAAACTGCAACCCCGGTAATATCCGAAACTCTGACGCAACAGACTGGAAGGGAGAAGTCCCTTCCTCAGCAAAGAAAGACAATGCATTCGAAGAGTTCGAAGATATGCCGCACGGGTATCGTGCACTGATTAAACTGTTGCAGAACTATCATAAAAAGCACGGATGTAAGACAATTACAGATTACATCAACCGATGGGCACCCAAGCACGAGAACAACACATCAGCCTACATTACTGCAGTATGCCGCAAGATGCAGGTACCGACAACCTATCAGCCCAATGTGAGTGATAAGGAAACGATGTGTCTCTTTGCAGCCGCAATCAGTGAAGTAGAAAACGGAGTACCGGCACAGATGGCCGACATCCGGGCCGGATGGGAATTGTTATAACTGGAGCTATGGATTGGACTCTGTTACAGTCACTATGGGACTGGCTTCTTCCTGCCGGATGGCTGGCTACTGCCATTGCCTGGTGGCGTGACAGGAAGGTGTATCAAGTCCGTGCGGTAAAGGAAACTGAAGGCACCTACAAGACTCTTTACGATGATCTGAGTGCCACGGTATTGGAATTAAGCAAACAATTACGAAAACAAAACGAACGCAATATTAACCATGAAACGGCTTTACGAAAGATGCATACTTGCAGGTATGCTGACCGCTGTCCTGTCATTATCTTCTTGCGCCAGCAGCAGAAAGGCCAGCTCGGAAACCGCCCGCTTGGACAGCCTCCGAACGAGCGTAACAGAGCAAACAACCTTCGGGCCGGTCCCGAAGAGGACGGCGACATTCTCGGTGAGTGCGGAGCAGTGGCTGAACCTGAGTAAACTCCCTGCCGGATTCGGACTGAACTATCGGAATGACGGTCTGAGTATTGACATACAATCGGACGGAGAAGGTGGCGTGAACGTCACGGCAACAGCCGACAGCACAGGAAGACAGGTGACCGTAACACGTACGGAAACCGACCACCGCATACGCGATGAAACTGTGAGCAATGAAGTGAAGGAAACACGCCCGGGAGCGCAGGGATGGCTGACAGGAACAGCCCTGATTCTGCTGGGGATTTTCCTTATCTGGCAACTGATTAAACGATATTTAAAACACGATTAAAAACGACAATATTATGGCAGATACAAGCAACGGACTGATGTACGGCGTGGCCGCCGTTAAGTTCAAGGCTTCCGGCTCTGGTTCGCAGGAAAAGACGCTGGGCTGGCTGGATGAAAACGGGATGCAGCCTGCAGGCAATGCACCGACTTTCCTTGATGTGATGGCTGCGCAGGTGACTGATGGACCGGTAGACAGCATCATGACCAATCCGGGAAGTGACGCGTTTACAATGAGTCTTATCCAGCTGAATGCGCAGAGTATGGTGGATGTGTTCGGTGGAAAAGCTGGAGCGGACGGTTCTTATACACCACCTGCAAAAATGATAGCAAATGGTGTGCTTACTATTATCATGCACTCCGGACACGGTTTCCGCATATTCAATGCACGTCTGAGCCGTAACGGTTTCCAGAACGGCATCAATATGCAGAATGTACTGGCAATGGGTATCCGTGTAGATATGTTGAAACCCACCGATGGAAAGGATAGGCGTTATCGTACTTATCCTCCTGGCACAGAAGATTTTGATGCTGTTGATTCAACCGAAGACGCAGAAGAATGAAGGCACAGGATATAGAACTGCTGGCAGGCATCTCCCTCAGTGACGGGGGAATCAGCCTGCCGCTTCATACGGTACTTCGGAAACGTCCGTTCCGCATTACGATGAAGACACCTACCACACGCAGTCTGATACGAATCAGCAAGCGTTATCTCCGAATCGGGGTGACTCCTGAAGAATATGATGCATACAACCTTGACCAGCGTATCCGGTTTGTCTTCCTGCATGGGAATGACATCAGCCGCATTGTAGCATACGGAATTGTGAGAGGGCCTGTACTGGGAAGAGTGCTGAACCGCCCGGTGGCCTGGATGCTCCGGGAACTGATGACACCCGACGAACTTGCAGCCGCCTGGCGGCAGGTGCTGAACAGTACATCTACCACGTCTTTCGGGATTATTATCGCATCGGCAGCAGCTCTGAACAAGATGCAGCCCTTAGCGAGCCGGACCGGGAGCGCAAACGACAAGAGGAGTTAAAGAAGGGACATACGGAACCTTCGCATAGCCTTTTCGGCGTAGTAGGTCAGATTGCCACGGAAACAGGATGGAGCATTGACTACATTCTGGATAAGGTAAATGTAGTTACACTTCAGCTCATGATGGCAGACATGCCTCACTGGGTTCCTCCGAAGAAACCGGACTTGAATCAGCAAATCCGTGAAATGGAGGAACGTGAAAAACAAAGAAACAGTCGCACACAAACAACAGAAAACACCAATCAGACAAAGGGAATGAACCCGATGGAGTTCTTTACCAATTATGCGGTAAAGGACTGATTATTCATCATTATAAATTGGAATCATGGCAGTACCCGTTGAACTTGAAATCTTCATGAAAGACTTGACCAAGGCCGGATTACAGAGCGTTGGCAAGAATGTGGATGATGTGGAAAATCAGACTATGAAACTGATTGAAGCATTGAAGCAGGTACGTGCCGAACAGATCAAGCAGCTTAAAGCGAACAAGCAAGCCGGAAAAAGCTACACGCAGGAAGCGGCCAACGTACAGGCTTTGACGGGCCAGATTAATGGATTGAAGGCCGGACTGAAAGACTTGCAGAAAACAAAAGAGGAAACAGCCAAGACACCTTCAATCGACATCGACACAGAAGCTGTTACCCGTAAGACAAACAACCTGAAGATGCAGTTCAGCCAGGTAGCAAGAGAACTTCCTTCGCTTGCCATGGGTCCGCAGATGTTTATCCTGGCAATTTCAAACAACCTTCCTATGCTGGCAGATGCTATTGCCGATGTGCGAAAGCAGAACGAACTTCTGGCCGCATCCGGACAAAAGGGTGTGCCTGTATGGAAACAGCTTGGAAAAGCATTGCTTTCCCCGCAGACAGCCTTAATCGCTCTAATTTCATTGGGAATTGTATATGGAAAGGAAATTGGTCAGTGGATAAAGAAGACACTTTCTTTTTCGGATTCACTGGAAACACTCTCAGAATCGCAGGAAAGATACCAGGAAGCCTTGAGTAAAGGGAATGCGGAAGCCCAGAACAGCATCACCCGCCTCCGTGTGCTGTATAATGCTGCGACCGATGAAGCGGAAAGTACAGAAACACGCAAGAAAGCCATCGTGGCTTTAAAAAAGGAATATCCGGATTATTTCAGCAAGATGTCTGACGAAAATATTATGCTGGGTAAGTCGGCAGATGCCTATGAACGTCTTACTGTTTCCATACTGGCAGCGTCACGTGCCCGTGCATCTATGAAGTTCCTGGATGAAAATAATGAGAAAATCATCGGTCTGGAACAGAAAATTACACAGGAGTATGTAAAAAGAGATGCCGCACAAAAGGAACTGGACAAACGGATTGAAAAGAGAAATTCTATAGATCGTGAACAGAATCCCGACCTGTATAGCGGGGCACAGATGATGGTGGGTGCTGCGTCCGGACGTGTAGATGAAATTGACAAAGTAATAGCGGAATACCGGAATCAGATATACCAGTTACAGAAACACAACAAAGAAATAGAACAGGGCATTGACGTGGCTGCACTGACAACCGATTTTTCAGGAGGAAGCGGTAGAACCGGTAAAAAAGAGAAAACCGACTACGCCTCCCAGCTTGCCGATGCCCGCGTAAAAGCACAGCAGACTACAGAAAAACTCCGTCTGCAAATTATGATGGAAGGACTCGCCAAACGAAAGGCTTTGGCTAGACAGGAATATGATGAACAGCTAGCTGATATCGACAAGCAGGAACGGGACACGATTGCCAAAATGGATAAGGCACGAAAGCAAGGTGACAATATCCCACAGAGCCAGTATAATGCTGTCAGACAGAAAGCGCAGGAACAGCGAATTTTGGCACAGCAGTTATACAACGACCAGTTGCTACAGATAGATAAAGAATACAATGACAAGGTTACACAGAGCTTCATAGACTACAATAAACAATACGGAACGTATCAGGAGAAGCGTCTGGCCATTGCAATGGATTACGCGCGGAAGATTGCCGCTGCGGAAAAAGAAGGTGATGAATATAAAAAGAAAGCCATTGAACAGGAAAGGAAAGAATCATTGTCTGCACTCGATTTCAGCGAACTGAAAGACAGTATAGACTGGGAAGTTGTGTTCGGTGATTTGGATAAGGTGGCTAAGGAATCACTTGAAAAAGTAAAGCGGCGGCTGAAACAGTTCAAGAACTCAGAAGAGTACAAGAACATGGACATTGACCAGAAAAAGGTTATTGATGAAGCCATTAACAATATACAAAACACCCTCATTGACAAGGGAGGATTGCTTGCAGATTTACCGAATCAGCTGAAAGAACTGGCCATATCACAGACAGAGTTGGCGCAAGCGCAGGATGAATACAATCAAGCGATGAGAGATGGAACAGACGAGCAGAAGGAGTCGGCAACAAAAAAACTGAATAATGCTGTCAGGAACCAGCAAAACGCTCAGGTTAACGTGGAAAAGTCTGGAGAAAAGGCAAAATCCAATCTCATAGCTTTGTCGGGAGCCATTACAGAACTCGGCTCCAGTTCCGAAATGTCTCTTTCACAGATTGGAAATCTTGCCGGAGACATTACAGACATATTCATGGAAGCCGGAAGTAAGATAGGAGGCATAATTGGTGCGGCATTTTCCTTACTTGATACTATCGGTAAACAAGGGCTTGACGGGTTTGTAGACAATATAGTGGGGAGTGTATTCAAGTCTGTTGGGGGGATATGGAATACACTGACTTTCGGACTTATTGGTAACAAAGAGAGCGATCCTCACTTACAGGAAGATTTGGAAAGACTTACCATTTCCAATGAAGCACTGAAGGCATCCATTGATAATCTGGCCGAAAAGATGGATGAAAGTGCCGTATCCGATGCCAGTGACATATATGAGAAGCAAAAACAGAACCTCGAAGAAACAATGGCAAACACGCAGGAGATGATGCGGCGTGAAGGTGCAGCTTGGGATAACGGACTTTGGGGTATTAGAGGTACGCACTCAAGTAACAAAAGAGTCAACGACGCTATGTCGGCTAGTGACTGGGAGCGTGTAAGCAAAGCAGCCGGTGTGTCTGTAAGAGATGTCGGTGAATTCTGGAATCTTACCAGTGAGCAGATGTATAATGTGGCCAATGAGGCATCCGACCTTTATGCAAAAATAAAGCAACATGCAGATGACGGATACAGGAATGCCGCACAGTATATGGATGATTATATCGAATACTGGAAGCAGCTTGAAGAACTGGAGGAAAGCAAGTTTGAAAAGCAGACAGATACTTCATTTGACAGTTTACGCAATGAATTTAAAGAAAGCCTGCTTGACATGGAATCGGATGTAGATGATTTTGCATCCAAATTTGAAAAAACAATGCAGCAGGCGATGATTGAAAGCATGATGTCGGACACCTATTCTAAACAGTTGAAAGAGTGGTATAAAAACTTTGCTAACGCTATGTCGGATGGTAATCTTTCAAAAGATGAACAATTTAATTTGAGAACAGACTGGGATGATATAGTAAATGACGCATTAGCCGAACGTGAAGCACTTAAGAAAATGCTCGGTTGGGAATCTTCATCTGCGGATTCCGGAAGCAGCCAGTCTCCCAGCAGTGGTGCACTGACCACGATGAGCCAGGACAGCATATCTACCTTTGAAGGAATAGGCCGGAACATGCAGACCCACCTGGCCAATACGGACAAGTTTGTGCAGGAAATCCGCAACACGCAGAAGCAGGACAGCCAGACGCTGGCCACCATAGCCGGACATACGGCACACCTGGTGGAGATACACGAGATATTGAGTGATATGAAATTGAACGGTATAACACTGAAATGATATGGACCTGACAGGATACCTAACAATTAACGGAACGGACGTATGGACGGAATACGGTGCTTTCCTGGGAGAGACGGAAGAAGGCGGACACGTAAACATGGATGCTTTGCTTCGAATGCCAAAGGCAAAGGACATTACCACCGTCGACTTCCGGGAACGGGTAGGGGTAGAGCTTCCTCATAACCCGAACGTGAAGTTGAGCAGCATCGAACGTACATTGCAGTTCTGGCTTCGTGGAAACTCCGCATCCGACCGGCTGGACAAATATCAGCGTATGATGACGCTCATCACGTCGGGTATGCTTGCAATCGCCGTGAAGAATTACCGAACCTACAATATGTTGTACCAGGATATGCCGGAAGATCCGGAATGGTACGAAAGCTACGAAGGAGACCGGTTCTATGTGTTGTTTTCCGTGAAATTTATGGAGCCGCAGCCATCCATTTAAATGATAGTTAAGCTTCATTTAATCAATTGTCAATTATCAATTATCAATTAAAGAAGATGGAACTGAAAATATACGACAAGACAGACAACCTCCGCCTGACGGCCAGCCCGAACTCTTCTTCCAGTGTCACGGAAGAGATAGGGGGAGAATGCAGCGTATCTGCATCCTTCACCCATACCGAATACGTGCCGTTGGACGTGGATGACTACATCGAGGTGGAAGGCGTTCGCTACAGATTGAAGTCCCGTTACCGCCCGAAGCAAAAGAACACGCAGACTTATGAATACTCCGCGAAGTTCTATGCACCGATACATGATGCGGAAGATACGCTGATGCTGTTCCAGGAAGGTGGGACCACGTCTGAATTCAGTTACGACGGTGGTCCGCGCGAACACCTGCAATTGTGGATTGACAACATGAACCGCCGTGCCGGTGGAAATCTGTGGAGCATCGGAACGGTTATTACCGCCGAAAACAAGGTGATTGATTACCGGAATGTGAAGTGCTGGGATGCGGCTTTCGGCAGCAATGGCATCGCCGCCACATTCGGCACTGAAATGTGGGCAGACGGTTATGTGATTAATCTCTGCAAGGCTGAACGTGGGGAAGTGGTGGAGCTTGGCTACCTTCAAGGACTTACCAATCTGGCACAGGAAGATAACGGGGAAGTGAAATTCTTTACCCGTTTGTTCCCTCTTGGTTCTACGAGAAACATAGATGCAACCAAGTACGGATATTCCCGTCTGCAACTTCCAAGCCGGGAAATATATGTGGACAAGAACGTAGACTTGTACGGCGTGAAGGAAGAAACGGAAGAAGCTGCGTTTGCTGAGATATATCCTCAGTATGTAGGTACTGTTTCATCTGTACGTACGGAAGAGAAAACGAGTGAGGAAGGACGGAAGTATACCGTATATTACTTCAAGGACAACGGCATGGACTGGAACCCGAAAGACTACGAGATTCCGGACATGGACTACATGCTCCGGTTCCAGACGGGCGAACTGGCAGGGCGTGGAACGGACGGTTCCTTTCAGGCCGCATGGCACGAAGGCACGAGGGAATGGGAAATCATCAACGTGTATCCGGACGATACGGCCCAGGTTCCCGGAGGTGTGATTATACCGAATCCAGGTGACACGTATATACCGTGGAACTTCGCCATGCCGCAGGAATACGTCACCGAAGCAGAACAGGCATACAAGCAGGCAGTGGATGATTTTCTGAATACTTACAGCTTTGACCCGAACAAATACACCGGAACTACTGACCGGAACTACATAGAAAAGAACAAAACTCCGCTCCGCATCGGATGGAACGTGCGTCTGCTGTCAGAACAGTATTTCGGTTCTACCGGAGGATACAAAGATACACGTATTACCAAGGTGCAGCGCAAGTTGAACGACTTGTGCCAGGCTACGATTACCTGCTCGGATGAGGTTGGGACTGGGTGGAAATCTTCGGTGGATAACTCGCTGAACTCGCTACGGTATGAGGTAGCCAGACAGGCAGAACAATATGTATATGATGTAATCCGGTCGTTCGATGAAAAAACACCGTCTGATAAGAATATATTCAGTGCATTAAAATCGTTGAAGACACATCTTCGTAAGGATGCACCTGACCGGACGGAGTTTTTGATGAAGCTTCTTGGCGGTATCATATCTCCTTTCCTTACATCTCCCGACTTTGTTACTGGAATGATGGGTGCCGGCATGTCATTCTCTTCAGAGGAAGGCGGTGAATCCGTCGGATGGATTGACAAGCTGTACGTGCGCAAGAAAGCCATTTTCCAGCTGCTCAGCATAATGGAGACCGAGCTGGCAGGAGCTTCCTTCATGTTCAATGCAAGCGGAGCACGGGCTACGATAACAAAGGTAGAGCGTATAGATGCGGTTCCGTTCTTCTACTCAGATGGTAGCGCGAAATACTATTCAGATGGCAGCAGAGCATACGTACAGCCAAGCGCACATGGCGCCGTGTACCGCTGTTACTTCCTTGCAGATGATGGTGAGAAAGCAATCGAAAACCGTTTCCGGGTTGGCAACTTGGTGCGCAGCCAGTCATTCAATATCAAATCCGGAGTCTATGAGAATGTTAGTAATCATTACTGGTGGCGGTTAGTCACTGCCGTCGGCGATAATTGGATAGAAGTATCTGTAAATCATTGTGACGAAGGTAGTGATATTCCCAAGGAGGGTGATGTGGTTGTACAACTTGGAGACATATCGGACACGGATTTCCAGTCCGCAATCGTGCTGTCTGCATACGGAGACGGTGCTCCCTATTTGACATTCTATCAAGAAATCAACAGTTACTCACTATCCGGGAAAGATATAGTCACGATTGGATACGACCGTGTGAAAAAAGAGGGATACTTCAATGTGTATGGACGGGCCTATATCGGTAACAGGGAACAAACGAATTACCTCAGTCTGTCTGACGGGAAGCTTGTCGGAAGATTTAGCGAACTCATGCTTTCATCCGGGAAGTCCGTGGTGGAAGTGACAAAGGAAGAAATAAATGTCGAACTTGAAGATACAGGTATCAACATTAAGGATAAAACCGTAACTGTACATGCAGACAATTTCTTCGTGACCAACACATCCGGTGAACCGATTGCTGTTTTCACTACTGATAAAAACGGACGTCCGATTGTCAAGGCCGAATACATTGACGTGGACAATCTGAAGGTGAAGCATCTTGATGGTGCGGAGGGTTCTTTGGAAAGAGGCTCTATCGGAGGATTTGAACTGGCAAATGGCCGAATCGGTAGTGAAGCAACGGCATCCGGAGGTGGAGGTAGTTTGTCAATTTATAGTGACATGATTCGTGTAGGCGGCACAAGCTCTTATGTATTAATAGGGAAGAATGTTGTTCCGGCGACAGCTTCTGGTTTTACAGCTGCGGGAAGAATCATAAACAATCAGACGAATACGTATGGCGGATATGGTTTTGACGTGGCCAACTATGGGTTGTTTATTGAAGTGTCTGGTGGAACGAAAAACTATGGGCTGAAAAGCAATGCTCCACTGATGGCAACTGCGTTTATTGGAACCAAGATCGGAAGGCTTAACATTACAGGCAGCACCTACAAGATTGATTTCTCACAGAATAATATCTTCTTTATATATGCCAGCAGCGCATATAATGTGACCCTTCCGGATGAGTCGCAGGTCGCAAGCATGTTTGGTATGAGCAGCCTTCCGTCTGATTTCGGACTTATGTTGGTTTTCAGATGCCTTGCAGGCTCTAAAAACGTCACGTTGGCCGGAATATACGACCAGAACGGAAGTGTGCAAAGTTATACTTTGGCTGTCGGCGATTCAATAATACTACTGGTGGCTAAGGTTCCATATTTCGGATATTTTTTAATCAATTATACAAGCTTATGGACAAGGCAATTATAATCTACACGGTATTGATAATATTATTAATCTTAATATGTAAATGATATGGAAGAATTAAGCTATACGTCGAAGTATGACGGTGAAACAACAGATAAAATCCTGGACAATGCAAAGGCTATAATGGAACAGACTACAGCAGAAGATGGTGAAACGGTACAGGTGTACGACACGGATGGCGTGCCGCACAAGATTTCGAAAACGGAACTTTTGAAGAAGTCTACACTGGCTCTCCCTGCTTTGGAAGACATCTCCAGTTTTGTGGCCGTGAATGCCGCCGGAAATGCTGTCGGAGTTATGACAAAAGAGCAGGTTGCGTCAGTTCTGGCGGGACTTATTGGGATTGCAACATTAGAAAAATCGGGGCTTCACCCCGCTGCTAAATTCAGCCAGGGTGATAATTCTGGAGTGTCCAACATAGATGATATAGATATTCTGTCTACTGATATATACAATGGAAATATTTTAGAGAACAATGCTACATTCATAGTTAAAACTTACCCTGCTTCTCCGGCCTATATGTATCAGGAAGCATTCTCGATGTATCCAATTAAACGATATTGGAGGGCGAAGGTGGACGGTACATGGAGATGGTGGATTGAGTTATAACCATCCAGTCCATGAGCCATCCGATAAGTTCTTTGTTCTCGAATATAATTTACCTGCATAATCGACAACAACCTGCATTTCTGTGTTAAGAGATGTGTATCTTACTGCATATCCTGATATGTAATTGGCGGTTGGGGTTATTTGATTGATATACCCTGACACAAACATTACAATCATGCGCGATGGGCTGGTAAGCCCATTATCCAAGTCACTTTTTGTAACTCCTTTCAGTAGAACCGCTCCCATCAGTTCCGCCAGGCATATTTAGCACTGGCGGGACTTATTGGAACAGTAACTGGGGCAAAAGACGGTTTAATGAGCAAATCCGGATTCATCGAAAGAGGAGATATATCAGATGCAAATGTCAAATTTTCCGGATTTCTTCGAACTTCAGGAATGCCTAATACCCCATACCCGTCTGAGCATGGTATCTTAGTATCTATCTCAACAAGCGCTGTATGCTTACAGTTCTTTTTGAGAGGTTGGCCAGTCGAATTATACTGGAGAAGTCTTTGGGATTACTGGAATTCTTGGACTCGCATTGGTTAATTAGTTTAGTTGTCTCCATGCACTCCAGTTGTCAATACCCCATCATTCTTGTGTATGTAAAGTTAACAATTCATATTGTTCTTTATTAATCAACTGGTCTCCATGGTACAGCACTGATGCAGCATCATATATTGTCAATTTTCAAGGAAATAAGTCAAATTGTTCAATATATAGAATATCAGGTAAATCTTCTCCGGCTTGGAAATTTTATCTTAGTGGTGGTAATTTATACGTTAAAAATATGTATGATGGAAATCTATCGGTAATGATATTACATACATCTAATAAGTTTAAAACGGCCGGAACTTCTGCTAACGTACCATCAGACGCAGCTGAGATTAGTATAGAACAATAGATGTCTAGTCATATAATAGGAGGTATTATCCTCCTATTTGTGTCCATTCAGTCCACGAATTCCCATTATCTATACTTCCCCTTCCCCACAATCTAATAGACGTTACATCTATCAACAATTGCACAATATAACTTTCAATAGTGGAAAAAACAATTAATATACCATATTTTACTGGAGTGTTAAGATTACTAGAATTGCCTCTATAATACCCAGATTCTACATCCTTATTCGCATCGTTAATGTACATTCTCCTTGTGAATGGAAATGGGATAAGTCCCGCCAGTGCTATTATTTTATGAATTCCAAATAAATAGTTATTTTCGGCGGAAAAATGGAAAAAATTCGATACCGCCTTGTTTACAATAGAAAGAATCACTTAAATAAGCAAGGAACAGCCCTTGTGCAGGTAGAAGCATCTTTGAATCAACGTAAAGTATATTTTAAGACGAACGTTTATCTTCGTCCGGAGCACTGGGATAAGCAGATAGCACAAGTATGTAACCATCCGCAAGCCAATGACCTTAACTCCATGTTGTTTGAGTTTATACTGTATCTTCAAGGTATAGAACTATCGTTATGGAAACGTGGAATACAACCGACTTTAGCTTTACTTCGTGATGCGATAAAGAAAAATACCCCCGTTAATGTTACCTTCCCTATATTCGCTAAAGAATATGTAAAGCACTCAGACCGTAGACAAAGTACGAAAGATAACCTGATAACGACTATCAATGTCCTGCAGGAGTTCCGTCCTGGATTGGATTTTAAGGACATCACATACACATTCCTGAAGGATTTTGAAGCGTATCTAAGAGAGAAAGGCAATGGGGTGAACACGGTGGCCAAACACCTTCGCCAGCTTCGGACGCTAGTCAATGAAGCAATAAATCAGGGATACATTCATGCGGACGCTTACCCTTTCCGGAAGTTCAAAATCAAGCAGGAGAAAGGTCGGCACGAGTTCTTGACTCCGGACGAATTAAGGAAGCTGGAGAACCTGGAGGTAAGCGACAAGAAGATGCGTCATGTACTGGATGCATTCCTGTTCTGTTGCTATGTAGGATTGCGGTTCTCGGATTTCTGCCAGCTTACACCAGCAAATTTTATCAGGATAAATGGAAACCGTTGGCTGCACTTCAAATCCATCAAGACCGGAATCGAGCTCCGGCTTCCGTTACATCTGCTTTTCGAAGAGAAAGCACTCACAATATTAGACCGTTACAACATAGAAGAATTTGCCAGCCTTGGATGCAATTCAGACGTGAACAAATACCTCGCACAGATAGCAGAAATGGCACGCATAAAGAAGCACATAACCTACCACACGGCCCGGCATACATGTGCTACATTACTCATCCATCAAGGGGTTCCGATAACCACGGTACAGAAGCTGCTCGGACATACTTCGGTCAAGACTACTGAGATATATTCGGAGGTTCTTTCATCAACAATTTTACGCGATTTGAAGGCTGTCAAAACCCGGAAAAAAACGGCTCGATTTTCAGCCAAATTTTGGCGCTCGGTAGAGAATCGGTAGATTTTTTGTATTCTACCCATATTCTACTCATCAGGCATTGTCAATAGCATAGATTGCTGTATTTTTGTGTGGTAAATCCGGGAAAAGAAAGCCCCGTCTTGTTTAGTTAAAGTATAGACGCCAATCACATACTCTACGCAAATGCGCATTTGTTTAGTATAAAAATCACATTTCGTTTTATATTAATAGACGTGAAAATCACACAAATCGTTTTGAGAAAGTATCACAAATCGTTTTGTGGCTTGTACGTTTTAGGGGCATCAGAACAAATTGTGTAATATAGAGCGGCGACAAAATTATTGTTACGAATTGTTTATCAGACAGTTAAGCAGAAATAGGCTTTAACAGGAACACAAAACGAAATGTGACAAAGCTTTACATTTGCTTTACATTTAAACGGCCTAAATGCGGGCTTCTGAGACATTCTTTTTACATCAGTGATAAATAAGAACTAAATTGGGCTAGAATAGGCTGTAGCGGCTTATTCCGGCCTTTTTTATTGTCTGTTTAGGCGTTTAGAAAATCGTTTAAGTGATGTTTTAGAGTCGGATTTATACCTAGATTATTATCTACCTTCAAAGTGTTAAAAAAGGGGTTGGGGATACCTTTGGGTATACCAGTTGGGTATACCCCTTTCAAAAGACGAATTGATAATATATGTAAATAAAAGAAAATATTTATTTTTAATATTTTAGAAATCGTTATCCTTTATCTCTATGCTCAAGGATATAATTTTATTACAATGTGGGCAATTAATTTCTATATTATTCCCTTTGATGTTACTCACTTCTTTTGGGGATGCAAACAATTGCCACATAGGTACATCTAAAATATTAGCTATCCTTTCAAGTGTTTCCTGTGAAGGATTACCAGCCAAAGTTTTTACAATAGCACTTCTTGTAACACCTAACCTATCAGCTAATTCTTGTTGTGTTATACCTTTTTCTTTTAAAATATCTTTTATTCTATTCATAGTCATAAGTTATTTATAGAACAAATATACTCCTTTCTATAATATGAATAGTTTTAGCTGTACTAAAAACATTTAAATATACAATTAAAATTACTCATATATTTTGAAATGTACAGTTATAACTATACATTTGCAATACAAAATGCTTATAGAAGCAATTACTAGTACAGAATATTAACCATAAAACAAAATAATTATGCTTATAAAAGTTAGAAACGAACGATTTAATACCGAAAGTATTGCAATTGTATTAGATGGAATGAAAACATTAGAGGAAATTCATTATTTAGAAGAAAGCCTATTAAATCTACTCATGTATGCTTCAGATAGTAATATTACACACCTACCACCTTTAAAAGAAGAAATGTGCAATATTCTATCTCTTGTAAAAGCAATGCGCCCTACAGGTGATGATATACAACTCATAGATAGAGAAATACCAGTAATAAACGAAAATAATTAGCCATGGTACATATACAAAAAAATAAAATAAATATAGAAATTGAAACACATTGTCCCTTAGATGATTACGTTTCATTGAAAGACGCATTATATTCACTATTAACTGCCATTGATAGCGATTTGTGTAATACAGAAGATATACGACCTGTTATGTATTTATTAAAGGAGATGGATTTAAATTACGAGCAATTACGGGAAGTAATAAAATAAAAATTCAATATTGAATTATTATAATAAGGCAATAGAGGTTTTCTAATATCCCCTATTGCCTTTATTATTTCTCAATGATTGTTGAATATATTACACAATTGTATGTAATAATTACACACTTTTTTGGGAAACAATTACACTCTTTTTTTCTTTGTGTCAACAAAAAAAATCAGTATGAGTAAAAATAGTTTTATAGTGTCTGATGAAACAAAGAATTGTTTCGGGATGGTTGTAAAAACAGATGGCATTAATACTGAATCATTTATAAAAAATCCTGTAATGCTTTACATGCATGAACGTAAAACCGTTGTAGGCAGATGGGAAAATTTAAGAAAGGATGGTTCCAAGTTAATTGCTGATGCTGTTTTTGATGATACAACAGAATTGGGAAAGAGTGTAAAAGCACAAGTTGAAAAAGGATTTTTACGTTCCGCTTCTATCGGTATTGAAATAATAGATGAACAGGAAATAAACGGAGTTAGAACGGTTACCAAAAGTATATTGTCGGAAATATCAATAGTTGATATACCTGCAAATAAAAATGCTCTAAAATTGTGTAACCTAGGAGGAAATAAGTATTTAAAACTTGAAGTTCCTCGAAAAATAAAAAGTTTACATGATGAATTAATTTCTTTGCTTCAACTAGATAAAAAGGCGACAGATGAGGAAATTATAAATATAATCCAAGACTTATTAAATCTACCAGACAAAGCGACGAATGAAGTTGAGAACGCTATTTCCAATGGATTAATAAGCAGTGAGGATAGATACAATTTTATAACGATGGCAAGACTTAGCCCTACCGTATTTTCCAGTTATATAACTAGTGAAAAAAGAAAAAACGAAAAAGCCATAAATCAGGCTATAAATCAAGCTTTCACTGAGGGGAAAATAAGAACCATACAGCAGAAGGAAATTTACCGTAAAATCGGCTTAAAAATGGGTCTAGACGTCATTTCTGAATTGATTAATTCTATTTCCATTGTTAAACCCTCCGATATTATAAAATTAGCAAATAACACACATTCAAAATATGAGAAGGAAAAAATACCAACCAATCCAAGTGAAAGACTTATGTATTACAGGAAATGCAATCCTGAATATTTAAAAGAAAATCCTGAAGAATTTGACAAGTTATTAAAATCTTTAAAATAAAATTGTTATGGCATTAAATAAGCAAATTTGGGTAAGTCAATTAAAAGAGAATTTTTATCCAGAAAGAAACTTTCTAACAAAAGTTACAGATTTCACGTCTGATGTTGATGCAAACACATTGCATATCGCATCATCAGGAATAGACCCTAAAGTTTTGATTAACAACAATACATATCCAATAAATATTGTTGAACGTGAAGACCAGGATAATCAAATTCCATTGGATGTATTTGATACTGAAAACACTGTTGTTAGACATGTAGAAGAAGCAGAATATAATTACGGAAAACTTGAAAGCGTTATAAGGCAACACCGTTCTACACTACAAACAAGCACAGCACAAAAAGCAATTCATGCTTTTGCTCCCTTGAATGATTCTGATGACACTCCTTTGGTAGAAGCCTCAGGCGAAGTTATAAACGGTAGAAAAAGAATCAGGTTTGCAGACATATTAAATTTAAAAGAAAAGTTTGATAACGCTCTAGTGCCACTAGAGGAGAGATACTTAGTATTACATCCAACACACGTTACGGACTTAATGCTAGAAGATTTGCAGCTATTTAAAGATTTGACAGAAATAAAAGAAGGAGAGCCGATTAAGTTTGCAGGATTTGGCACCTTTCAGTTTCCGTACATGCCTAAATACACTAGAACAGAACCTGATGCTCCGTTAACAAAGGCAGATTTCAGCATTGAAAGTAAAAATGGATCAATTGTCAGTGTAGCTTTTCAAAAAAGTGAAGTAATGAAAGCTGATGGAACAATTGATATGTTTGCAAGAGTTGACGATCCCGAAGAACGTGGTACAATAGTAGGATTTCAGAAAAGATTTATTGCAATGCCTATCAGAAATAAAGGGATTGGTGCTATAATAAGTGTTGATGAATCAACAAATGCAAGCGCAAGCCCAAAGACAAGAACCGTTTCAGAGTCACCCACGCAAGCAACAGACACCTATCAATCTAGGAATATTTCTGAGAATGAATTAGAAGAATAAACCACAACAATACGGATTTGAGGTCGTTTCACTAAAAAATAATAATATAGTAAATCCTCAATCCGTATTGACTAATTAGGTAAGTATCAAATAATATACTAATTTGTATTCAAAAAAAATGGATGATTTTAACATGTGTAAAGCGGCAGGGATTAGTTATAAGCTAAGAATATTATTCGTTACTAAAATTTTTGATAAATATGAAAAATCAGGGCTATCAAATCGTGAAATACATCGTAAATACATTTATCCAGCTTTGGGTATATGTGAGAAAACTATGTATAACATGATAAACAATTCGTGTGATAAAAAATACGAATTAACAGAGGAAGAAAAAATATATATAAAAAAGAATTCCTGTAATATTTTCAGTCCAGTTATAAAAAAATTAATTGAGTAAAAAAGCTTATTTCATTTAGTACGCAAGATTATTATAAACACGAGAATTACAGCTTAAAAAAAGTTAATCCTAAAAAATGTGTAAACTGTTAAAATCTCACATTTCGTTTTGAGAAAATATCACAAATCGTTTTGGGGTTTGTAGTTTTTGAAAGCCGTTTCAGGGGGCTCTTTTTGAGGGAAAATACAATAAAAGAAGAAAGGCAACTCATCGTATTGGATAAGTTGCCTTTCTTCTTGTCGGGGTAGCGGGATTCGAACCCACGACCCCCTGCTCCCAAAGCAGGTGCGCT